AAAGTGACCGCAGCGCAGGCGGCGAAGACGGCGGCGGCCGCCCGCGCCAAAGAGATTCGCGACCTCTGCGTGATGGCGAAGTTGCCCGAGCTCGCCGACGGCTACATCGCCGGAGGCATATCGTCCGACGACATCCGGGCACACCTGACCACGATCACGGCCCGCCTGGACCACGTCGAGATCGACGCGAGTCTCTCGCCGGACGGGTCGCCAAAGCCAAAGTCCTCACTGAATCCGCAAGCGATCTACGCCGCGCGGAACACGCCCTCGAAGGAGTGACGCCGATGAAGTCCTGCTTTCGTCTGACCGTGATGCCGGCGCTGCTGGCGCTGTATGTCGCCTTCATGAATCTGCCGCCGCTGAACATTCTCCGCGTCGACGCGCGCGGGATGGGACACGAGCACGCCCAGCCGTGGCGCACGAAGGCGCGCGGCCTGCTGGCCCCGATGTTCACCGCCCTGACCGCCTGTGAGCGAGTCTTGGCGCGCCTGGTGCGACTGAAGCGGCATCCGCTGTTCTCGCCGGCCGCGATCGCGGTCACCATCCTGCTGGTCCTGCTGCTCAACGCCAACGCGATCTACGCCCTGCCCGTGGTCGGTGTGCTGACGGAAGGCCAGCACGCCGGCGAGTTCCTGATGGGCGAACGGGCCGACGGCGGCAGCCGTGAGAACGTCACGGTCCTGTCGGGCCAGGACCTCGAGGCCGGGGACGTCTGCGGCCGCGTGACGCTCGGGATCGGGCGCGTCTCCATCCCGACCGTGGTCGGCACGGGCGACGGCACGGCCACGGTCGTATTCGCCGGGCCGGAAGTCGAGGTGGGCAGCTACGTGCTGACCTGCACGAGCGAGGTGGCGCACGGCGGCGTGTTCTCGCTGACCACGCCGAGCGGCAAGACGCTGCCCGCGCTCACGCTGACGGCTGGCGCCGGGAACGCGACGGCGTACACGTCGCGGCACATCAACTTCACCATCACCGACGGGTCCACGGACTTTGATGAGGGCGATGTGTTCACGTTCGTCGTGTCGACGACCGCCCCGACGGTCATCGGCGGCACGGGCACCGGCGTCATGACGGCGCTGTCACTCGGGCCAGATGCGAAGCCCGGCCGCTACCAGGTGATCAACCGCGTCGTCGTCACCAACGGTGGCGACTTCGAGATCATCGGCCCGGACGGCGATTCGATCGGCCGATTCATTTGGGACGCCTCGGGATCCACCGCGGCGTTCACGAGTCGACAGGTGAACTTCACGCTGTCGGACGCGACCGATTACATCGCCGACAACTACTTTGACATCGCCGTGTTCAACCAGCTCGCCGGCGGCAAGGTCGTGGAGTGGGATCCGACCACGTTCGACGGCCGGCATATCGCCGTCGGCGTGCTCTACGACAACGTCGACGCGACGGCGGCCGACACCGCGGGTGTCATCGTCACGCGCGATGCGGTGATCAACAAGGGCTCGCTGATCTGGAATGCCTCCAGGACGAGCAGTCAGAAGGAATCGGCGTACGGCGATCTCGCCGCGCGCGGAGTCATCGCCCGCTAGGGGCGGACAGCCTGAGTAGGCGAGGAGAAGCCAGTCATGCCGCAGCTCAACGTGTTCGATCAGGACGCCTTCGGCCTGCATTCGCTGACCGACGTCATCAACAAACTCAAGCACAAGCCGGGGCGGTTGGGCACGCTCGGCCTCTTCAAGGAGCGCGGCATCACGACCACCTCGATCGATGTCGAGGAAAAGGACGGACGCCTCACGCTGGTGCAGACCTCGCCGCGGGGCGGTTCGGCTCCGGACCCCGTCGGCCAGAACAAGCGCAAGCTCCGGACGTTCAAGGTCCAGCACCTCGAGCGGGACTCGGCGGTCTATGCCGATGAGGTGCAGAACGTCCGGGCGTTTGGCTCGGAGACCGAGACCCAGACCGTGCAGGCGATGGTCGAAGAGCGCCTCCAGGAGATCCGGGACGCCCTCGAAGTCACGCACGAATACCACCGCATCGGGTCGCTGCAGGGCCTGATCCTCGACGCCGACGGGTCGACGATTTACGACCTGTTCTCCGAGTTCGATGTCACGCAGCAGACGGCGAACTTCGACCTGACCGATGACGCTCTCGATGTGCGGAAGGAGATCATCGAGGCGAAGCGTCTCAGCGAGGACGAACTCGGCGGTCTGATGGTCGCCAGCTACCGGGCGTTGTGCGGGGCGACGTTCTTCGATGCCCTTGTCGGCCATCCGCAGGTCGCGGAGTCCTTCAAGTACCAGGAGGGCCAGGTCCTCCGCGAGGATCTGCGCAACGGCTTCACGTTCGGGGGCGTGACGTGGGAGGAGTATCGCGGCGCCGTCACGAAGCCGACGAGCGTTGGTGGCGGGACCGCGACGTTCCTGGACGCCGACCAGGCGTTTCTCGTGCCGATGGCGGACATCTTCGTCAGCCGGTTCGGGCCGGCCGACTACGAGGAGACGGTCAACACGCTCGGCTTGCCGTACTACGCGAAGAACGTGCCCGACCCGAGCGGCAAGAACAAGTACCGGACCGTGACGGCGCAGAGCAATCCGATTCACCTGAACCTGCGCCCGCGCGCGGTCATCAAGATCACGAAGTCGTAGGCGCGGGCGGGCCGGGCCACCCACGCGGAGAACGCATATGAGGAGCGGCAGGTACATCCGCAGACGTTTCGCGGCGCCGAGCGGCGGGGCCGTGAAGGGGACGCTCTATCTGATCGGAGGCTTGGCCGTTGTCGCCCGGTCCAACGCGGCCGAAGGGGCGTATTTCATCGCCGCCCAGGGCGGCATCTGGACGATCGCGAAAACGTCCGCGCAAGCGTGGACCGAGGGGCAGAAGATCTACCGGCACGCGGGCACCGGGGCCGCGGACAGCGACGGTACCACGGGCCCACTGATCGGCGTTGCCGCCGCGGAGGCCGATAATCCCTCGAGCACCGGGAGCGTGCTGCTCCACGGCACGGCCCCGGCCACCCCTCCGGGCGTGGACACGACCGAGCTCGGGCTGCTCGACGGGGCCACGGCCGGGTCGGTCACGGCCAGCAAGGTCGTCTCGCGCGATGCCGGCAAGCGTGTGCCCGTCGAGTACGCGACGGTGGCGGCGGCGGGCAGTACCGCTGGCGATGCGGCCGCCATCACGGCGCAGTACACGCGTGTCACGGCGGCGGACGGCACCAAGGGGGTCATCCTGCCCGTCGGCGTCGCGAACCTGCTGATGGTGGTGGAGAACTCCGTCGCGGGGTCGGCGCTGAAGGTCTACCCGGACACGGGCGGGACCATCAACAGCGAATCGGCGAACGTGGCCGTCAGCGTCGGCGGGGGGCAGCGCGCGCTGTTCATCGCGACGGCGGCCTTGACCTGGGTCGTGGCGCCCAACGACCTACTGGCGCTGCTGTCTGGTGTGGCGGCCGGCTACAAGGTCGCGCGCGGCCAGGAGACGATTCACCCGAGCGCCGTGGCGACGGCCACCGTGGTCACGGGACTCGCGACGGTGGTGGCGGTCGTGGCCACGCCGGACGCGGATCCGGATGGGACCAATCTGGCCGCCGTGTCGGCGACGATCGGCGACCAGGCGGGCTCGCCCGCCGCAGGGTCGGTGATTCTCAAGACCTGGAAGATCACCGCGGCGGACAACGGCGCACTGGTCGCGGCGACGGCCGACACGGACTACGAAGTCAACTGGATCGCCATCGGCATATAGGCTGATGGGTGATTTCCGGCCGAGTCTCGACGACGCGCTGGACGCCTACGGGCTGCCGGCCGTCGTCACTCGGCCGGCCCCCGACAACGCCCCGATCAGCACGTCCGGATTCTGGCTACTGGAACAGGACGACGCGCTGCCCGTCGGGTCGGACATCGGGAGACGGGAGCCGCGACGTCTGCTGGTCTTGCCGCGCGCCGCCGTGCCGACGCTCCCGAGGGGCACGACGGTGGCGATCGCGGAGGTCGAGGGAGGGGCCACGAAGACCTTCCGAGTCGAACGACTGGCGCGCGCGACCGAGCCGGATCATTGGCGGGCGATCGTCCACATTCCGCCCGCGTGAGAGGAGACCGTGTATACCGAACTGGTCGGCGACGACGCTGTGGCGATCGACCTGAAAGCCTATCCCGAGAACATCGGGAAGGCCCTGATTCGGTCGCTCCGTCGCGCCGTGAACAGCGGTCGGTCGCTCGTGGCCCGGCGCGTCGCCTCGGATCTCGGCATTCGGGCCAGCGATGCGCGCGAGGCGATCGCGACAGACGTCGTGGCGAAGGGCACGCATGAGGTTGAAGGTTCGATTGCCGCCAGCCGGACGCGCCTGCCCCTCATCCGGTTCCGCGCGAGACAGACCCGCCAGGGCGTCACCTACCGCTACGGCTCGCAGCGCAAGGTGTTCAAGCACGCGTTCATCGTCAAGCTGAAGAGCGGACACGATGGTGTACACGAGGGCGTGTTCACGCGCAAGCTGCCCTCGGAGCGCACGTCGCCGCGCGGCTGGACGAAGAACCTGCCCATCAAGGAACGGGCGGGCCCGTCGATCGCCTGGGTGGTCAGGCGATACCGACAGGAGGGCTTGGCCGCGGCGCAGGCGTCGTTTGACAAGACGTTCGCCCACGAGCTCGGGCGCCTGGCCGGCGCCCGTGTGACGGTGGAGGAGGGCGGCGGCGATGCCTGAGCCCATCGAGTACACCGCCGTGCGGGCGCTCCAGACGGCGCTGCTCGCGATCTCGGTCGCTGGCGGCTACCACTACACGGTCGAGGCTGGCGCCGTGAAGATGGACCCCAATACCGACGTCGAGTCGCTCATTCCGCCCGACGGCCCGCGGCCGTTCGTGGTCCTCGAGGTGCAACCCGAGCGCCGCACGCACGAGCCGGCGTCACAACTCGTGGTCGATCGCGCGTTCACCGTGTATTGGGTCTACCGCCTCAGCGCCTCGGACGCCTCGGTCGATGAAGCCTGGATGCGCGCGTTCTTCCGTGGCTGCGCGGACGTCGAGGAAGCGATCGAGGCCGCGCAAACCGCGATCGGCTTTGAAACCTTGGTGGAGCGCTGCGCGGCGGACCAGTCGTTCGGCTCTGAGGTTTGGGCGGTCATCGACGTGTCGATGCAGATCCGCCGGACGCTCGGGCAGCCGAACGCGTAGGAGTCACTGATGCGACGCATGCGATCGACGCTGACAGATACCGTGACGGTGCACACCCGAGAGGTGCACCGGCCGATTGCGCCAGGCGACGAGGTCGACTTCGATGAGACGGTGGCGCCCGGGCTCACGCTCGAGCAGGCGCTCGGCCCCCACACCGCGGCCTTCG